TGCAAGAGTTTGAGCCGAAAGTAAATTCTGTGCCTGTTGCTCTTGGATAGCCTTCTCTAATGCTAGTGCTTCTGGCGTACCACCATATGCCGCAGTCTGTGTACCTAGTCTGCCCTGTGCCGCTAAACGATTTTCTAATTCAAGTCTACGGCGTTGTTCTTCTGGTGCACTAACAGCTTGCATTTGTTCAAACAAGCCCTGTGCTGTAGGAGTAGGTTGTTGTAATGCTCCTAATGCTTGTTGCATTGCAGTTTCTGCAACCTGTGGTGCTACACCTTCCTCTGGTGTTAAAGTCAATCCACCCATTGCACCAATTTGTGCCGTGCCACGAGGTGTTGTAACTGCAAACGGTTGGAAAGCAGAGGCTTGTTGACCTCTTGTAGCATACTGAGACGCTTGTGATTCAATATCTTGTTGTAAATCTTTAAGACGTTGAATGCCTAACTCTGATGCTCCAAATCCACCTAATGCAGATAATGCACTTGTAGCAGTGCCTATGTTACTAGAGCCTACTCCTACTTTTGTTAAGATATCATCAATCAAAGCCATTAGTATGTTCCTCCGTCAATAGTCCCGGCAGTTAGTGTACCTGTGACATTGACGGTAGCGGCTGTCACAGTGCCAGTAAATGTGGGTGATGCCGCATCAGACTTGGTAGCCACCGCCGTCTGAATTGCTGTATACTCTGCATCAATCTCTGAGCCTTTAATAATCTTTGCAGGGTTACCGGATGCCAGTGTATCCTTCACCGCAAAGTTTGTGGATTTAGTATAGTTTGACATTAGATAGTCCTTCCTACAATTGCTTGTGCTGTTAGTCTCTGTACGGACACTGCCGCACCATCTACTTCTGCTTCAATTCCTAGCTGTACAACTTGACCGCCGCCTGAAGCGTTTACTGTAGGACGGTTTACCAAGACTCCTGCGTTGAATTCACCTATGTTATACTCTGCAATATTATACTCAGCTACAATTTGTGTAGACAAAGTAAATGTTTTTTTCTTATAAGCATACGCATAATCATAACCCCAGTTTAGTGTAGCCTGTGTAGCACTCCCACCAATAATGGTAATCTTTAGATTCTTTAGTAGTTTTAAATTTGATGGAGCACCAAAGTCAATATAGTTGGTGAAGTAATTCATTTGATACCCTACACCATTATCTTGAAAGCCATCGTATAATGCAATACCTTGAGCCTTTCCAAGCAACAACTCACCACCACGAGTCCTACATAACGCTTGAGGCTGTATATTAGTCCACTGTGTGACACGATGTGCACCATCTTCTAACGGTGCTCGCATATCAAAACAATAAGTGATGCCTGTAGTAGGCAAGTGTAACAAATAGAATGCTTCTTCTGGTGAGTACACAGAAATAATATTTGCCGCTTCTGTTTGCAAGTATGTAGTTAATTCTGTACGAACATTCTTACTAATGTCACGCATAGGGGCTGACTTCTCTTGGATAGTACGATTAATACTACGCACTCCAGAGTCAGACAAAAAGATAATATCTGTGCCTGTGGTCTGTACAGAGTCACGGGCTATACAGCCTACACCAACTATTGTATCTTCAAGGCTCATAGTTGCAGGATCAGATGCACCCTGATAAATAAGTATCTGACGCTTACCAAAAATAAAGAATAAGTTGTTATGCACAGCTAGTGCAGTAACTTCATCCGCACCATCAGGCCATACTTTAGATACATCTATAGAACCAGAGCTTCCTGTATCCCATTTAAATCCAGTGAGTAAGTCACTCCAGTATACAATTGTGTTATTGGCAGACGTTTTGGCAACCCAGAGCCTACCAAATCCAGACTGCACAATATCACCAGAAGGTACAGTACCGCTGTAGTCTGTGTGTGCGCTAACTTCATCACATGTCGTCCCATCATAGTAAATAGGATCAGACCCTTCACGGAATAAGTAGTGTACTCCATTCAAAGTAGCATGATCGTATAAACCATCGGACACTGTATGTGATGCCGGGGTTATATCTGTGAGTGTGGTAGTGCCTTTGTAGATATATGTATCAGAAGTACTGATAATCTCTGTTGTCCCGTCTGCTTTTACAAACTCGTCAATAGAGACAATGCTATCTGTACCTGTAGATGTTTTATAAATCCATCCTTTACGTGCACCGATACGTCCAAACTGGTCAATTACACAGTTGTCAGCAACTAATGCAAACTGCTCAGACAAGGATGTAGGACTGTCTTGGGTGTTAAGTCCGTAGAAGCCCGGTGCTTGAATTGCAATACTCTGTAGCTCTTTTGCCATTAGACATAGTTCCAGATTAATTCTTCAGGGTGAAGATTTCCATCTAAAGCAATTGCATTTCGTAAGTCTTCTTGTGCAAAGATTACTTGCTCTGCCGCTGATTGTCCACCTGTTTCTCCACGCTCACGCAGTGCATATGCAAATGCAAACTGAATGATAGGCTGTGAAGGTAACAAGGTGTTATCGGCATCATCAGATAATGATGTGTTTCTACGTACTGTGTAAACCGATAAAGTTTCTACAGCGTTTGGTGTTTGGTACAGCCTAACTTGTGCATCACCGTTAGAGTCTAAGCCTTCAATGGCAAAGTACTGTACCGTACCCTGGGCATTGTCTGTACCTAGTGCTAACTCTCGTACACGTTGTAATGATTCTTGTTTAATGTACGTGTTATTTGTTTCGTTGTGTGCATACAAAACTTTAGAACGAGAACCAAAGCCTGTTAATGCATACGTAGATGTACCGGCCACAGTAGTGATACTGTATGTATGACGTAGGGCTGTCCAGTCCCACGCATTTTCTACAGACTGTACTGCATCATTAATAAAATCACCAATGAGTTTAGAGTAGTCTGACTCTGCAACTGTGGTGATTTCGTCTTCCCGTAATTTACGGAGTACTGCATTTACAAGTTCTAAATAGGTCATAACTTATTCTACCATAAAATAATTTAAATGTCAACCCCGTAAGAAAGGATTCTTCAATGAGTCAGTGCCTAGTAGCATCTGTGCAATATCTGTACCTGCTGTAGGAGTAAGCTCGTCTTCTGCATCCTCAGTACGTGTAACCATAATATCACTATCATCCATGCCCGCTACTTGAGGAAAATCAAAGGATGGGAGTGTAAAGTCAGGAAGATCAATGTCAATGTTTGGAATATCCACACCTGATAAGTCTACGCCTTTAAGATTAAGGTCTGTATTAAAAATATCAGCGACATTATTAAGGCCTAAATCACTTGCTTTATAGCCTTCAAAGTCAAATCCTTTGACATCTACATTAGGTGCATTTTCACGTACAAAGTCTTCAATAAATGCTAGGTCTGGTTTTGCATCATCAATTGCCGCACCAAACTCTCGTGCATAATCTTCAATGAAGGCAAGATCAGGTACAAATTCGTCAAGGTTTACGCCTGCAACAGTACCAATTTGCCGGAGACTTGGATACTGTACATCAATGTCAACATCAATGTCTCCAAATTCTCCTCCACGCTTACGCCATTCTTTAGCACCTGCAAACAATGCTTCATCAGGATCACTACCTTGGTCTAACGCCACTGCAGTTTTAAGAGCACCATAGCCATAAGCATTAACAGTAGGATCATCAGAGCCAAGTGCCCCTACAATTTGATCGCCAAAACGATTGGCAATAACTGCAGATGGGTCTTCACCTCGTGCAATATCAAAACCTGCACGTACATAATCCATGTTATCATTTAAAATATCTACTGCACCTTGACCATATGTACTAGCAAGGGCTGTCTTTGCTGAGTCTTCTAAGCCTGAAGCAATTTCACTAAAGGCTTCATCACCAAAGTTTTGAATCAATACGTCTTGGAAGTCTGCACCATCTGCAATGGCCGCCGCAGACTTAACAAGCTGTGCAGTTTCTGGAGGGACTGGGACGCTACCTAGTGCCGCTACTGACGAGATACCAAGCTGTGCTAAATCACTAGCTCCAATATCTTGTCCACTGTTAGCTTTAGCATAGGTACGTAATGTTGTTGATGCAATCTTACCGGGAGTAGGATCAACGATTGTTGCAATCATTTGAACATAAGGGTTTTCAATGACATCATTAAAGCCATCAAACACTGGTGTCACTACATCACGTACACCGTCTTCAAAGTCTGCTAAGGCATCACTGATAGGATCAACGACATCTTCAACAACATCTTTGATAGGATCAAGAATGTTTCGTATTGGACTCCAACCCATTAGTTATACCTCAGTATGGTGTAGCCTTCTTGGACTCCTACTACTGTAGCTCCAAGTAGTAAATTAAATTTAACACTATGAGAATTATCTACAGTAGTGTAACATCTTCCAAGGCTATGTAGTAAACTTTGTAGCCTTTGTTTTAGTGTGGGTGTCCATGTAAGCACTTCACAGTGTAAGACTTTGTTTCCGTTGTCATCAAACTTTACAACAACAGAATGATTATTACTACTGTCAATTACCATTTAACTTTATCGGCCCAGTATGCCGCTGACATCTTACCCTTTGCAATGTTCTTGCCGTGTCTTGCTTTAAAAGATTTACGTTTTGCTTTCATCCGGGCTGACTCTCCTGCTTTAGGTTTACCTGCTGTCGATGCGCCCTTCTCACCAAAGCGTATAGTTTTTACCTTATCGCCTTCTTTTGCTACAACAACATGAGACTTCTTTGGATGATTCGGAGTACGCTTAGGTTTATTATACCCTGAAACGCCTGCCCTGTCAAGTCTTGAATCTTTCTTTGCAGGCATCTTAGCCTCCTTGAATAATATTATTTTCTTCAATCAACGATATAAGCATCGTCATCTGTTGTGTAGCAAATGCAGAAATACTGTCGCCTTCACGCATCATAATGAAAGCATTAATTTCTC